CCGATCTGGATCACGCGCTGCGCACCATTGCACCAGCCGTTGGCCATCGCAGCAGCCATCCGATCCTTGACTGCTGCCTGATCCAAGCCGCCGGTGGCGTCATGACCATCACCGGCTTCAACCTTGACCTCGGCATCACCGTCACCATCCCAGCCGCAGTGGAGACCGATGGCGCTGTAGCGCTGCCGTATCGGCTGCTGGCTGGCCTTGTGAGCCGCTTTGACGGCGATGAGGCTCTGACCCTCGCAGATGGCGCTCTGACCGCTTCTGCGGGCTCCTACGGGCTTGCAGCGGCTGATGCGGCGGATTACCCCGCGCTGCCGGTTGTAGACGCCGCTACGAGCGAGCTGCACCTATCCGCCGGCATCCGCGCTTGCATGGCAGCTGCCAGCACCGACGCCAGCAAGCAGATGCTTCAAGGCATCCACCTCGGCAATGGCCACATGGAGGCCACTGACGGGCATCGCTTGATGCGTTACGCCATTGACCTGCCAGATGGCCTAGACCTCGTGCTGCCCGCCAGCACCATGCGCCTGCTGCAAGATCGCGTGGTCACCATCGCTGTTGCCAAAGGCCAAGCCGTGATTGACGCAGGCGACGGCATCACCATCTACAGCCGCATCATGGATGGCACCTACCCAGACGTGGCCAAACTGGTACCCGCTGAGTTCAAAAGCACCATCACCGCCGATCGTCGCCGCTTGACCCGCGCCTTGGAGCGTGTCGCCATCATTGCCGATGCGCACAACTCCATCGTCAAGCTCGTAGCCGGTAACGGTGGACTTGAGATCACTGCTGAAGCCGATGCCAACAACGGCAAAGAGCTGCTCAAGGTGGAAGGCACCGCCAATGGCGCATGGGCGTTTAACGTCCACTACCTGCTGGATGGCATCAAGGCGTTCAAGCCTGCAGAAGCCATCACGCTGCACGCCAATACGGCAACCACACCCGTCGTGTTGACACCTAGCGGCGTGGACGGTGTAACTTATCTGGTAATGCCTGTGCAAATTAAGGGCTAATAGGTGGCAAAGAAGAGCACCAACACGGAGATCGACGAACGGGTCAACACCGTTTACGATCTCCTGTTGCGTGCTCACAGCAGGACGCAAATTCTTCGCTATGCCGCGGAGACGTGGCAAGTGTCCGAGCGGCAGGCTGAGCTTTATATGTCCCGTGCCCGCCAACTAATGCAGTTGGATGCAGAGCTAGAGCGGCCGCAGTGGCTTGCTGCTGCTGTCGCTCGCTTGCAAGATTACGAACGTGAAGCACGCGCCAAGGGGAACCTCAGCATTGCAATCAAAGCGCTAGAAGATCAAGCCAAGCTGTTGCGGTTTGAGATGTCGTGATTGAATTGCTGCACGGCGACTGCCTCGACCGGCTGCGCGAGCTGCCGGACTGCAGCGTGGATGCGTGCGTGACGGATCCGCCCTATGGGCTGAGCTTCATGGGCAAGGCATGGGATTACGACGTGCCGGGCGCGGAGGTGTGGCGCGAGGTGCTGCGGGTGCTGAAGCCAGGCGGGCACCTGCTGGCGTTCGCGGGCACCAGGACGCAGCACCGGATGGCGGTGCAGATCGAGGATGCGGGCTTTGAGATCCGCGACATGATCGCGTGGGTGTATGGGAGTGGGTTTCCCAAGAGCCGCAACCTTGACGGCGACTGGCAGGGCTGGGGCACGGCGCTGAAGCCTGCTCTGGAGCCGATCACGGTGGCGCGCAAACCGTTCAAGGGCACGGTGGCAGCGAACGTGCTGGAGCACGGCACCGGGGCGATCAACGTGGATGGGTGTCGGGTTGATGGGGGAGACGCAGAAGCCTTGGCAAAGAACTGGGATCGTCACCAAAGCAGCTCAATGGCCGGCACTGTGCAATACGTTGCGCAAAAGGCGGTTGATCTGCGTGGTTACGCGCCAGCAGGCCGCTGGCCGGCGAACCTGATCCACGACGGCAGCGATGAGCCCTGCGCGCTTCTCAGTGATGCCGCCCGTTTCTTCTACTGCGCCAAGGCCAGCAAGGCCGATCGCGGCGAGGGCAACGGGCATCCCACGGTCAAGCCCACCGAGCTGATGCGCTACCTCTGCCGCCTCGTCACACCGCCCGGCGGTGTCGTCCTGGACCCGTTTATGGGCTCAGGGTCCACCGGCAAGGCTGCGATGCTGGAGGGCTTCCGGTTCATCGGCATCGAGCGCGAGGCCGAATACCTCGAGATCGCGCGCCATCGGGTGCAGGCGGGTGACGTGCAGGGTGCATTTCTGTGAGCATCGTTAGCGGCATCTGCGAACCAGTGCCGCTGCTTGCATTCATGCAGCAGCAGACGCCTGAGGACACTGACGACTTGATCACCCGCATCCGCGCTGATCTGCACCCTGGGCAGCTCGCGTTTGTGGATGACAGCGACACGCAGATCCTTGGCATCTCAGCCGGTTACGGCGCAGGCAAGACACGTGCGCTGTGCGCTAAGGCGGTGATGCTGGCCGCGGCCAATCAAGGCTTCATCGGTGCAGTGATGGAGCCCACCGGCCCGCTGATTCGTGATATCTGGCAGAACGACTTTGAGAACTTCCTGGAGGCGTATGAAATCCCCTACACCTTCAGGGCATCACCATTGCCGGAGTACATGCTGCACCTGCCAGGCGGTGACACCAAGATCCTGTGCCGCAGTTTTGAGAACTGGAGCCGCATCATCGGTTTAAACCTTGCATGGGTGCTCGCTGATGAGATCGACACAGTGACGCCCAGCATTGCCAACAAGGCATTCCCCAAGATCCTTGGCCGCTTGCGCTCCGGCAATGTGCGGCAGTTTGGTGCTGCATCCACACCAGAAGGCTTCCGCTGGATGTGGAACACCTTCGGCAGTGAGGATGCCAAAGGGCGTGCGGATCGCAAGCTGATCAAGATGCGGTCAGCAGATAACCCGCATCTGCCGCCGGACTTTATTGAGCGACTGGAAGCCAACTACGACCCAAACCTGCTGCGGGCTTACCTAGACGGCGAGTTTGTCAACCTCACCACTGGCACCATCTACGACCGCTTCAGTCGTGACAAGCACGTGGTGGCTGAGCTACCAGACCTAGACCGCGAGCCGTTGCGCATTGGCGTTGATTTCAACGTTGGCAACATGTCCGCCGTAATCGGCATCCGCACTGGCAGCAGCCTGTTAGTGATTGATGAGATCAGCGGCGCCCATGACACCGACGCACTGGCGCAAGAGATCCAAGCGCGTTACCCGCAGCGGCGTATCTACATCTACCCAGATGCCAGCGGCGGCAACCGCAGCACCAACGCAAGCCAGACCGACATCCAAATCCTGGAGTCCTACGGCATGTCAAACCAGTCGCCACGTGCAAATCCTCCCGTCCGTGATCGCGTGGCTGCTGTTCAGGCTTTGCTGGAAAACGGCAAGGGTCAGGTCAGGCTCACCATCCACCAGCGCTGCAAGCGGTTGATCGAATGCCTGGAGCTGCAGTGCTACACCGATAAGGGCGACCCGGACAAAGATGCCGGCCATGACCACATGAACGACGCGCTCGGCTACTTGGTCTGGCGTGAGTTCAACCCATTGCACGCAGGTGCTGGGCGATCTACAGGCATCAGGCTATATTGATTCCGCCAATCATTAACTCTACCCATGCTCAAGGGTGCTGAATTACTCGCCAAGGTCAAGGAACTGGGCAATGCGCCCAAGTCCGAACTGGTGCGCGCTTGCGGCTACGTCATCAAGGATCGCGTGGCATTCACGCAGTTCTATGAAGCGTTGCTGGAAGCCAAAGGCGTTGACCTAGGCAGCAAGACAGCAAAGCGCGGCCGCGGCCTGACCTACAAGGCAAAGGTGCAATTCAACGGCAAGCTGCAGATTGGTGACGGCTACCTACGCGAGATGGGATACGAGCCCGGCGCTGAGTTTGACATCAAGATTGGCCGCAATAGCATCACGCTGACTGCTGCTTAAACTGCATTCATGACTGCGGCGCTGTAATGTACACCGGCTTTAACAACTACGACCGGCCGATTGCGCAGCGCCGCGTTACTCGCGTGCA